CAAAGGGTGTTCTAAATTTAATTAGCCATTAAATAATTGGGATGTGTCTAAAGTAGAATTAATGGGAAGCATGTTTGACGGATGTTCTAAATTTAATCAGCCATTAGATAATTGGGATGTTTCTAATGTTGAAAATATGATATATATGTTTAATAATTGTAAAAGTTTTAATCAACCATTAAATAATTGGAATGTTTCTAGTATTAAAAATAATAATTAGTTTATGATGTTTAATGGCTGCAAAATAAAAGAAGAATATAAACCAAAATTTAATATAATATGGAATTAACAAATAAAATATTAGAAGCTGTAAATCAAGGTATTAAATTTGCATTAGATGATTTTGAAGATAATAATATTCAAGGTCAAACTAATAGTAAAGTTAAATATGCAGGCGGTATGCAACAGTATATTATTGATTGTATAAAATCCGGAGAAAATTTAACATATGAAATGTGGGGTTTAATTAAAAATAATTTATCTCATTATTTAAATTTATTAGGCATAACAGAAGAGCAATTTTATATTATCAGATATATGGTTGGCCGATATAATGCAGATGAATTAGATGAAGATTTATATAAAATTTTTGAAGAAAATAAACAATTATTCTCTAATAAATTTAGAAAAATTACATCAAAAAAAGACTTGTAGAAAATTATAGTTGAAGCAATTAAAGAAAATGGACCAAATTGTGATTTGAATTGGATAGATGTTTCTGGTATAACAGATATGAGTTTCTTATTTAATTTTACCGAATACTTAGATTATCCAGAAGCCATAAGATTTATTAAACAATACCCATTTAATTGTGATATTTCTAAATGGGATGTGTCTAATGTCAAAACCATGGAAGGTATGTTTACAGCATGTGATGAATTTAATCAAGATATTTCTAATTGGAATGTTTCTAAAGTGGTAATTATGGACGGAATGTTTAAATTTGCAAAAAAATTCAATTAGCCAATTGGAAAATGGAATATATCTAATGTTAAAGTTTTTGATACTATGTTTATTGGAGCACGTTCATTTAATTAGGATATTTCAAATTGGAAACTTAGATCTGACGCAGACATATTTGAAAAAGAAAATCCAAAAGCTGCATTATTTAGTGGTTGCCCAATAAAACAAGAATTTATGCCTAAGCAATTACAAAACAAATGAGATTCAAATTATTGAATCTCATTTTTCTATTATTTTAAAATCTTTTAAAGTTTTGCCATCATTGCCCGTGCATCCCATTCATCAAACGAATTCATAACTTGATCTGCCAATTCATAATTGTTTTCATCAATATATAAACTAATTCCAGTAATATCTTTATCGATTTCGCCAAATGGAACTCCGTCTTTCATTGTTAAATCAACACTCTCAAATGGAATAGTGATATTAGTATATATCATATTATTAGTAAGTTTTGAATGATCATCTACATCACGCAAAATTATATTCAAAACATTTTCATGCAATGGATTAAACAAAGCTTTAGGCTCTGTATTAGTAATATCACATACATTTTCCAGTGTTAATTCATCATCTACTTTAATAAACCACATAGTTAACTATTCATAATATTTTGTAATTTGTATATCAATGCCAACAAAACAATAAATTTGTCAATTGCATAATGAAGTTGAGATTGATATTCACAAATGGTTATAATAACCATTGGTAATTTATTTATTTTGTCTGGGCAAACTGTCTGAATATAATTTGGAAATTGTTGTCCAAGCATTAATAATCCATCTTCAGCTTTTGTTGACCAATCTGCCACTAAAGCTTTATAATTCTCTGTAGGATTGCCGGGTGTCATAATTATATTGAATAACTGTCCACAATCAAAAGTTGTCCCTAACGTTTCAGGTGTTAGCTCCGTGATACCTCTTGTATATAATTGTTGAATCTTTTTAATAATTGAACGCATATCCGGAAAATCCGCCTTGACAAATTTCTCAACATCCTCATTTTTATAAGTAATATGACATGCATTCAAAATTAATTTAGCTCTCTCAGTAAAACCATTTAGCAAATACGCTTCTTCCTCTTGATTAATTGGTTCAATTGGAATACAATTAAAACGCGATTGAATCGGCTCTGGAATTTTTTCAATATAGTTGCAGTTTCCAATAAATCGAGTTGTTCTATGAAATTGTTCTATAGTTGCGCGAAGGGCTGACCATGCATCATTTGTCAAATTATCACACTCTTCAAGAATAATAACTTTAAGTTTTTCTTCACCACCCCATAATGATGAAGATGAAGCATAACTAATAATTTTTTCACGAATAGTATCAATACCGCGTTCCAAAGATGCATTAATATAAAGGGGATCATCACAATCTGCTGCAAGAATACGAGTTAAAGTGCTTTTTCCAGATCCTGGCGCACCTGTTAATAAAATATTGTCTACCAATCCTTTAGACAATTCTTCTCTAATTCTTGGAACTATTACTGCTTGATCTAATGTTTTTGGACGAAACAATTCAGTAAAAAGTTGTTGTTTTGGATTTGTTGAATTTTCCATTAGTTTTCTTTTTTAATTCTTATATAATTATTATAGATTATTTTTTCATTTTGTTATTTCTGATTTCGGTAGAAGAAATATCAAATAATGGAGCATCCCATAAATATATTTCGTCATATCCACAAAGATCTTTCCATACAATTTGATCAACATTTTCAGGTAATCCTAATATACATCTGGGTTTACATTCATTAAAATTTCTTGGATAAATTAATACTCTGTGATTTTTTAAAATATATTCATAATTTTTCCACTTATTAAATATTGGAACATTATCTTCTCCAATAATTAAAACAAATTGATAATCAGGGTAAGTTTTCTTTAATTCTTTAAGGGTTTTTGCCATATATGATGGACGTGGTAAATTAAATTCAAAATCTGAAACAATAACATTATCCAAATCTTTAACATAATCTTTAGCTTGTTCTAAACGTTCTTGTTCTGGTGCTAGTATTTTTGAATCCTTTAATGGATTGTTTGGACTTACCATTAACCACACCTCATCTACAAAGGTATTTTCAACAACCCATTTAGCTATACCTTTATGCCCATAGTGGATTGGGTTGAAACTTCCTCCATATATACCTATTGTCTTTTTCATATTTCATTTTTTACTTAAAATTATTTTGCATACTTTCTTAATACCAGCTTCAAGAGCTTCTTCATATGTTAAAAAACAATCATCATTTTCATAAAACAAACCTTGTTCGTTGTATATATAAAAAATCCATGTTGCATGATAATCTTTTATTTCAGGAATTATACAAATAAATATTTGTTTTACGTCTCTTAACCATTTTTGTGCAATATGTAATGGTATCTCCCAATGAAATTGTTCATCAATAGAATGTGCAACAAAATACTCTTTCCAGTCAAATCCAGATTTAAGTAAAAGTGCAATTAAATCACATCCACAATATGTTTCAAAATTTTTTGTTTCCACGATTATTCCTTATTATTTAATTTCTTAATATATCTAACCAACCTATAATAGCAGATGGCGCATTATCCAATAAAACAGGATTTAATTCATATTGTGAAATTGATAATGCATTTCCTTTACATAAAATTTCAATTTTGCCTTTGTCATAATCATCTAAAATATCCCACCATTTCTTTAATTCAATATTATTATGTATGTGTTCTTGTACCTTTTGCCAAACTTTATCTACAAATTCATTTACTGATTTCATACTTACTCCTTTCTTTAATTTTTTTAATATATTCTTTTGCAATCCATTTATGCACAAATGGATTTGCTAAATATTCATTAATATCTACATAATCAATTGCAAAATCTTCTTCAGCATCAACATATTGTTGGATTTTTACATATTCAAAAACTTCATGTTCTTCAGTTTTGCCTTCATATTCTGTCACTGCAATTTTATGATTTTCTTTATCAAGAGCACATGACATATTATACCACACTAATAAATCATCTAATTCATGAGCATATAATTCTCTACCTGGGTGAATAGGCTCACTAAAATTATATTCATATTCATGATTAGAATTAACAGAAACTTCAACTCTATTATTACTTAGATATTTGAAAATTCCGCCTGCCTTCTTGACATCATCTCGTTTTGCAAATTCAACCAAAGCTTTAATTGGATCATAATCTTCTTGTCGAACATATAAAGCTAATCCAAAATTAAAATTCCAATCAAGTTGCTGATTAATTTCACGTCTAATATCATAGACAGTAAATGGAATTCGTTTTTCATCTATCCTATTGTATATTTCTTTAATCATATTACAAGCATGCATACAAGCCGCTATAGTATGACGGCCAATTGCATAACGATATGACATCCACATTGCATCTATTTCATAATCTGACATAGGTTTTGATATTTCTGATTTCTTTTTCATAATATGTTTATAAATTTTCTAATTATTTTATGAAAAATTTTTGAATTGTTTTAATAATAAATAATAAAAGTAAAAATATTTTTGAAATTAATATGAATAAGAAACAATTAACAGAATCTATAATGGCAGGTGTAAGACGTGCTTTTAGAGAAAATAAATCATTAAATGAAGGATTTAGTTTATGGAAAGAACAAAACGTACCAAAACTTGATCATGAAATGTTAAAATCTAATATTTTAAAAATTTCTGAAATATTAGGAAATTTTTTAAATGATAAATATATATCAGTTGTAAATGTCGTATATCATAGTTAGTCAGCCGCAACATGGACAACTATTAAAGAACTAACAGACCCTCATACAGTTGGCCATGGAATTTATGATTCAATTAATATTGTTAAACAACAATATTGTGAAAATGATGAAGAACAACTTATAAAGGCATTGGATGATACATATATTAAAATGTATATTTCAATTAAATCTCATTTAATGAGATATATATCATCTACATTAGTTCCAGGATCAAATAAAATTAAAGATATGCCATATTTTACATTAGTAAAAGTTGATGATAATCAGATTGGACTCAGATTTTCTATAAAATCTTTAATTGATAATGGTAATGAAATTATTGAATATTTTAGTTAATTGAAATATATTAAATTAAAATCCTGGTAATTATTTTACCAGGATTTTTTTGATAATTTTATCCAAATTGCACCTCTGTCAAAATCAAATTTTCTTCCAATAACAGTATAGTCTACTCCATTAAATTTTATTTGATCATTTTCATTTGGAATAAAATCAAATACTCTACCCTCTGCTAAGGTTACTAAATCTTTGCCATTATCTGATAATGCAATATAACTAAGATACCAATTGAATTTATTAGTTTCATTTAATTGAATAGTTTCCATTATAGTTTAGTTTTCATTTTTCTTTATTAGATTTAGATATATTGAATATGTTGATTCAATAATGCTTCTTTCATTGAATTAACTGTTTGCGCAGTTATACCAGGCCCTTGCGGAACCTTAGCATCTACTACTCCTGCAATTAAAGTTAATAATGTCATTAGTGCAGTTCCATTAATAGCTGCTTCTCCAGCCGTATCTCCTTTTAATTGCGTAGATGATTTGCTATTTAATATAATATTATCAGCTTCAAGATTTATTGTTCCTGGAGTTGTCAGATTAATTTGCTCATTTGCTTGAATATCTACACGTCCTTTTGATAATTGAATTTGAGTTCCAGTTGCTCCAAGTCCATAATGAATTGTAATCGTATTATCAGGCATAATTTGAATAAAACTGCCTTGATAATATATTATTAATCCTGTGCCGGTTTGAAATTTAATAGACAAATCAACAGCAGAATCATAAATAAGAACTTGTGCATTCTCATAATCATCTTTAATTTCATTAATCAAATCTGGATCAACTTGATTGTTTGCCATCCATTCCATAGATGTTTTTTCACCAGATTTGAATTGGACACGAACTTGTTGGCCAACTCGAGCAACAGACAAAGAACCACCACCATTCCCAGAAAAAAATGGAGAACCACCAAATGTGCACCATGGCAATTGTTCTGTTGGAATATTATCATGAAGGCCGGGAACTCTAACTTTAATACGACCAGAATATGTTGGATCATCTATAGATTCAACAGTTCCAAGAATAATAGAATCAAGACCAGTTTTAGATTTATGTGCCATAAATTATAAATACAATTTAAATATTTATAATTATAAAAAGAAAATGAGCAAAAGTTAAATTTACTCATTTATTGAATATGGGTTTATACTCTTCTTTTATTGGGCAATGCATAAATATTCCATATGCTCTATTTATACCGGCTTGATCAAATAAAGAAATATTAGAAACATCCCAATTAGATATATTTTGATTAAATGGTGTCATCTAAAACATATATCGCATATCTTTTACTTTAGAAACATTCCATTTAGAAATATCGCCATTAAATTTAGAACTTGCAAACATACTATACATACTTTCGACATTAGAAACATCCCATTCTGAAATATCACCATTAAAGCTCAACTCCATAAATAAGTAGCTCATATCAGTTATTCTAGAAGTATCAATCCAGTTTAAATCTGGTGTCAAATCTTTAAGATTAGACAGTATATATTTAATTATTGTTTTTAATTCTTCTTTAATATTAACTGTATATTTTAAACCAGATAATTTAGATAATCTTGCTAATTCTTCAAGTTCTTGCTTATTTAATTGCTGTTTTTCTAATTTAGAAACCAATTTCTAAAAATCTAGATATTCTTTAGTATAATCTCTATTCTAAACTTGCTTAGATTTAACATGCTAAACTTGTTCTTCATCATCGAAGTCATCTAAAGCTAACTAAATACCTCTGTTTACTGCTTCTAATATTTTGTTATATTTGTTCATAATCACCATAATCAATTTATAAATTTATTACTGGACGAATAGTTCGACCAAAGAAACGACCGCCATTGTCCAATGATATATTACCCTAACCAAAGTTCGTGAAGTAGTAGTAAGAGCGATAAGGTTTATTTAAGTTAAGACTTGAAGTCTGCATATAACAGACAGAACCAACCTCTTCAACGCTAGAATCATTATGATAACCGGCGGCAGGAATAAACATCTAATTTCCATTTTTTCCTATAAAGACCCTGCCATTTAGCCCTTTAATTCCATTATCATTTATATGATGTTCCATATTATTTGGATCATAATTATTAACCCAATATTTTGTAGTACAATTTATTAATTCTTCACACTGTTCTTTTGAAGGAATATGGAATTTAAAATTATGGTATTTTTTAAATTGATATGCAGCATCGTCTTCAGGCAATAATTCAGTTAAATTATCAGTAAAACCATTTAAACCATATTCATGATTATTACAATATTTAGTTAATTTATAACCTTTTTCAAATTTATAAAATTTATAATTATCCCAATCAAAATAAATTTTACCATCTTCATTTGTTTTATTTCCTTCTAGTTCACCCCATGCATAATATTTACCATACCAGTTTTTTGCTTTAGACAACTTATTTGGATTAACATCTAAGTTATATTTACACCATAATGTTCCTGAAGGTAAACCTAAATCAACTACTTCATCTCTTAGCAAATCTAAATACTCTTTAGTATAATCTCTATTCTGAACTTGTTTAGATTTAACATTCTATACTTGTTCTTCATCATCAAAGTCATCTAAAGCTAGTTGAATGCCTCTATTGACAGCTTCTAATATTTGTTTATAATTTATCATACTGGAATTTCCATTATTAATTTTACAAAAATCTTTTGCATTTTCTTTAGTGTATTTTCATAAATAGGAATCTGTTTCTTTGCAATCTATTTCAATAAATCATTTTCATCGCCTTCAAACTAAATTAACTTTTTAGCTGGAGATATATGCAATGCCATTCTAATTGCTTTAGTTGTGCCTTTAATAGCTTCAGTTGCTACATCAGGATCAACATTCATTTTTTCAAGTTTCTTATAAAAATTATAATATACTTTATATGTTTTATAATATTTGCTTGTATAGCAGCTAATGCCCAAATTATTTAATATATTAGAATTAAATTGTTCTATTTTAGAAACATTATTAAAATCTCCTTTAAATTCTAAAGATTGTTTTATTTGTTTTCTGATATTGTTGATATCATTTTTGATTTTCTTCATCATATCAGCAGCAAACTCTTGAATAAAGCTTCTTATTTCATCTACATCAGAATAGTAAAAACCAGCTAATAACGTTCTTTCTAAATATTGTGGATTTGTATATATTTCATTATTAATTTCTATTAAATCCTCAAATTTTTGCATTGCCATTGGATGATATTTGCCGCCATATTTCTTATCATCAAAGGCTTTAGTTGAATGATGATATAAATTAGCTGTTCTATTATTATGCAAATGTATTTTCTTTGTTAATTCAATCCAATGTGTATATGCATGTTGAAACTCATGAACTAAAGTATCACAAAATGCATCCGGGTTTTCCATATTAGTATTAACTTCAATAGCAAAAACTAATTTATTATTATTCAATTTTGCAGTTCTTTTTAGAAATGTTCCATTATTGTTTTTGTCTTTAATAATATTAATAGTAAAAGAACCAATCCAATCCGGAATAATATAATTAGGAATTCTTTTAGAATTAATATATTGATAATATGATTCAATTTGCTTCATTGAAATTTCAGCATCTTCACCATTATAAAATGGATCAGCATTTAATCCATTTTGTAAATCATAAACATAATCAGTTATCAAATCTGATAAATCATTCCATTGAATTCCATCTTTATCTACTAATCCCTATGATTCTTTTATTAAGTTTCTATTTTTCATAAATAAATAATAATGAAATACTATTT